CGCTTTTGTGTACGGATGCAGCGGTCAACTTTTGGGGCATACTCGCGCGCGTGCGCGGCCGCGTGCTTGATTGGCGACGTTGATGCCTTCAACTTTGAGCTCCGACATGCTCGAATCGTAGCACGCGGCTGCTATGAAGGTGGGGTGTAGGTCGCAAATTCGCCGTTCGCAAAACGCGAAAATTGGTGCAAATAGGCAGGATTCTGGCGTGTGGCGTGGTATGATTAGGGCATGGACGTTCGCCAGGTTCTTGAGCTGTCATCTCGTGGTTGGTCGATCATGCCTATCGGGCGCAAGAAAATCCCGTTGGTGCCGTGGCGTCGACTGCAGTCTCGTCGAGCTGGCGATCGTCGCTTGCGTGAGTGGTGGCGACGGTTTGATTCGCCAAACGCTGGCATCGTGACTGGATCAGTCAGTGGACTTGTCGTGGTGGATTGTGATGATGATGCTGCTCGAGCCCGATGCGTTGAGCTTGGCTTGCCAGCTACGTTCACGGTTCGCACGGCGCGCGGCTGGCACTTTTATTATGCGCTGCCCGACGATGAGATCGTTCGCAATAGCTCGGGCCGATTCGGCGACGGTGTGGACGTACGCGGCGAAGGTGGATACGTTGTCGCGCCGGGTAGCCGTCACGCATCCGGCGCGGTGTATACCGTCGAGAACGACGCGCAGCTTGCAGCTGCACCGCAGTGGCTGCTTGCATGAGTTGGAGGTGATGCATGCCGCGAGGTGGTCAAAATCGCAAGAGTGCAGATGAGGCGCGCCGCAGTGGTACATATCAGCCGAGCAGGCATGGAGAGCCGGTGCAGATCGCGCCCGGTGTGCCAATCAAGCCGCCTGGCATGACGCGCGCGGCGTCTGATCTTTGGGATGCATACGTGCCGCTGCTATCGCAGAGTGGCATGCTTGAGCAGGTCGACGGGCTTGGATTGGCTCAAGCGTTCGAAGCGTACGTCCTCGCTCAGCGTGCTCGATCAATTGTGGGCGATGAGCCCGTCGTCGAGGATGACCCGTACAACGACGGACGCATCGTGCTGCGCAAGCATCCGGGCGTCACGGCGTGGAAAGATGCGGTGGCGGTGCTGCGCGGGTTGCTGGCTGATTATGGCTTGCAGCCGCTTGGCCGCACTCGCTTGGGCGACGCGATGCGAGCTCCCGGCGATCACGGGCCGCAGCTGCCCGAGGGCGCGCCGCCAGCGTGGAAGCCTAAGGTCGTCGGCGACGAGTGACGCCTAACCCGTATAGGTTGCCGCGCGGGTTCGCATCGAACGGCGATCGCGTGGCATGGTTCGTCGAGAACTATTGCACGCATGCGAAGGGCGAGTGGTTTGGCCGTTCGTTGCAGCTTGAGCCGTGGCAGCGATGGATGCTTGAGCTGATCTTTGAGGTGGACAAGTCGAGCGGGCTGAGACGCTGGCGCAATATTCTGCTTATGCTTCCACGCAAGCAAGGCAAGAGCACGCTGATCGCAGCGCTTGGATACTACTTCCTCGTGTTCGATTCTGAGGGCGGGCCCGAGGTCTATAGCGCAGCCTGGGGAGAATCACAGGCACGCAACGTATTCGATGCCGCGCGCACAATGCATGATTCGTCACCGATGCTGCAACGCACCACGCAGAAGTTCGCGAAGGCGATCACCTGCCCTGAGAATGCGGGCAGCTGGCGCGTCGTGAGCCGATTGGCAGACATGCAGCAGGGCACCAATCCACACGCAGCGCTCATCGACGAGCTCCACGTTCACGCTCGAGGCGACCTGCTCGATGCGTTCCGACGAGGCCAGCAGGCGCGCCGCCAGCCGGTACTGCTGAACATATCGACGGAAGGCTCAAGCCGATACAATCCGCTCGGCGAGCTTGAGCGAGGATTCTACACCGACGCCGTGATCGACGAGCTCACGCCCTACTTGCAGGTCGGCAGGCACGACGAGAGCCGCTCGCTGATGATCCGCTACGGCGTACCGTGGGGAACCGAAGTCGATGCCGATGACCCAAGCGTCGTACGTGGCTGCAACCCGGCAAGCTGGATCGACCCCGACCGTCTCGTCGGGGAGTACCTGAACGCGCCAGGTAGCCGTGAGGCAGACTTCCGACGGTATCACCTGAACGAGCTGGTCGAGAACGACGGCGGCGAGGGCGTGCCGATGCATATGTGGGACGAGTGCGTCGACACCGAGCTCGAGTTAGTCAATGGCCAGGACGTAGTGCTGGCGATCGACGCTGGCTATCGTCGCGACTGTAGCGCTGTCGTTATCGCGGGTAAGCATCCGAGCGGTCGAGCGGTTGTGCGCTCGTGGATATGGAAGCCGCCGCGCGATCAAGGACTAGAGCTCGACCTTGAGGCAACGATCGGGCGTCGTGTCGAGGAGCTGCTGGAGCAGTACCGGGTGCGTCGTATTGTGGGCGATCCGGCATTGCTGGTGACGCTGTTTCAGCGCTGGCAGGGACGCGGTTTACCGATTCGCGAGTATCGGTTCGGCTGGGGAGATACCGGGCCCGATAGTGTGCGGCTGCTTGAGGCGATCCAGTCGCAGCAGCTAGCGCATAACGGCGACGCCACGTTGCGGCTGCACGTATCGAATATGCGAGTGAAAGAAGGCCCGAACGGGTTGTGGAGGTATCACGATCATCCCGACAAGCGTCGACCCGATAGCGACGTGCCGAACGACGCGGGCATCGCGCTGATGATGGTCATCGGCGAGCTGCTCGGCGGGGAGCCCGGCACGAAGTGGAAGGGTCGCGGGTTGCTCGTCGTGTGATGCGTGTGCTACAGTCTGCGCACCTACCAAACGGGAGTTGGGCTGGGGATAGCAGGTATCACACAACCTGCGATCAGAGAGGGCCGTCGGAGTAGTAGCCGGCGGCCCTCAATCTTTGCCGCACTAGCCGATCATTGCGCGGCGCGTCGCATACCGTGAAGATCCGCAAGCGCATCCGACTGCACCTCGACACCGGCCGCACCATCGACGGCGTACTCATCGCCAAACGAGGCGACGTCCTTGAGCTCGGCGACGCACGCATCGAGATCGACGGCAAGCTACAGCCAATCGACGAGCGCATCTACGTGCCAAAGCACCGCGTAGAATTCGCACAGCGAGGCACCGCATGATTATCCGCAGCGGCGCAAAAGATCGACAGCTACGCGCTCGACCAGGTATCCCCGAGCGGTGGGAGTTCACGCCGACGCAAGCCGTGGCGACCTACACCGGCAAGAGCGTCGGACGTGTCGACGCGCTCGGCATTGCTGCGTTCTATAGCGGCGTCAGCTTGATCGCCAAGACCGGCGGCACGCTACCGCTCGAAGTGCGCGACACTCGAGCGAACAATCAAGTCGTTAACGCAGCGCAGATCGCAATGCGGCTCAGATATCGACCAAACAGCGAGATGGTCGCGAGCGTGTTTTGGTCGACGATGCTGTCGCATCTGGTCGCTGTCGGCAACGCCTACGCGATGAAGCTACCAGCCAGCGACGAGCTCGTCGAAGCGCCAGAACTGTGGATTGTATCGCCCGAAACCGTGACGCCAGTGCGACGCGACGGGCAGATCGCGTATCGAATCATGATGGAAGGCGGCGAGATTCTACTGCCGTCGTCGCAGGTGCTGCACGTTCGCGACTACGCGCTCGACGGTGGCGTGAGTGGACATAGCGCCGTGAGCTTGCTGCGCAATTCGTTTGGGATCAATCTTGCAGCGCAGGAGTACCAGGCACGCATGTTCCGGCAGGGCGCGACGCCAAAAGGTGTGCTCAGCATCGACGAGCCGCTCGAGCCCGAGGACGCTGTCACAATTCGCGACCAGTGGCAGGCGACTTACGGCGGCGTCGAGAACGCTGGCCGCATCGCCGTACTTGATCGAGGCGCACGGTTCCAGCAGATCAGCCAGAACAACGATCAGGCGCAGCTCGTCGAGCAGCGCGAATTCGGTGCGACCGAGATCGCGTCGATCCTCAACATTCCACCAGCAATGATCGGCGCGAAGGGCGCAAGCCTGACGTACCAGAACGCGCAGCAGAATGATCTGCACTTCCTGAAGTTCACGTTGCGGCCGTGGCTGCAATACATCGAGGACGCGCTGAACGCTGACCCCGACCTGTTCGGCATGACGAGCTCGTGGGTGCCTCGGTTCAATACTGACGAGATCACGCGACCGGACAATGAAGCACGCGCAGCATGGTACAGCGCAGGCATCAACGACGGATGGCTGTCAGTCAATGACGTGCGTGAGATGGAAGGCATGGCACCAATCGAGGCCGAGATCGCATCGGCACAACAGGTCTTTGGATATCACCTCGAATCTGGTGCAGTGACGCTCGATGACGTGCGAATGCAGCTGGGTCTGCCAGCATGGAACGATGCAACCGGGCGCATGACGGTGCCTCAATACAAGGCAATGCTCGATGCGCTCGCAAACAATGTGCCGTCAGAGATGACGGAGCCGGCAGCTGCTGGCGAAGGCATGGAGGCCACACAATGACTATGAACGTCCGAAACGTCGCCGGATGGGTGCACGCTGTCGATCGCAGCGAAACCCGAGACGCAAACGGCGAGCAGCGCAGCCTACAGCTCGCAGGTTATGCAGCGCTGTTCAACAATCCAAGCGAACGCATGGGCCGCATCATCGAAACAATCGACCCGCGAGCGTTCAATCAGGTACTCGCA